AAAAAGCGGCGCAAGCGTTGCGAAGTCAGGAAAATAAAACACTGCTTCTGCCTGCTGAGCTTGATTACCAAGCCCTCACAGTCTCACCTGTTGATGCGCAACTTATCGACATGATGAAGCTGAATCGTTCGATGATTGCCGGTATTTTTAACGTACCAGCGCACATGATCAACGATCTGGAGAAAGCCACCTTCAGCAACATTACGTCGCAGGCGATTCAGTTTGTGCGTTACACCATTATGCCTTGGGTTGCCAACTGGGAGCAGGAACTTAATCGCCGCTTGTTTACCCGTGCCGAACGTGCAGCTGGTTATTACGTACGTTTTAATCTGGCTGGGTTGATGCGAGGCACTCCGCAGGAGCGAGCGCAGTTCTACCACTATGCCATTACAGACGGTTGGATGAGTCGAAATGAGGCACGAGCTTTCGAAGATATGAACCCGGTAGATGGCTTGGATGAAATGCTGGTCAGCGTCAATGCGGCTAACCCGACGAAATTCAAACTCGACGATAAAAACAAAGAGGAAATAACCGATGAGTGACAGAGAAACGCGCTGTTACACCGGAGAGGTACGCGCCGAACCTCATGAGGATCAGCCGACGCACATTGTCGGTTATGGCTCGGTGTTCAATATCCGGTCGGAGCCGCTCTGGGGGTTTCGCGAAATCATTAAGCCTGGGGCTTTCGATGACGTGCTGAATGATGATGTCAGAGGTTTATTTAACCATGACCCTAATTTCATTTTGGGCCGTAGCACATCGGGCACGCTAAAGGTTTCTGTTGATGAAAGGGGATTGCAATATGACATTCAGGCTCCAGATACGCAAACAATCCGTGACCTGGTGCTAGCCCCAATGCAGCGCGGTGACATTAACCAGTCTTCTTTCGCATTCAGGGTCGCTCGAGATGGCGACCATTGGTATGAGGATGAAGAGGGTGTTGTTATCCGCGAAATCAATAAATTCTCACGTCTATATGACGTTAGTCCTGTGACCTACCCAGCCTATCAAGCGGCTGACTCAACTGTCCGATCTATGAAAGCTTGGCAGGAGGCTCGCGACAATGGCGCGATCGCCAACGCTGTAAACCAACGTATGGCGCGAGAGCGTCTGCTGACTTTAATTAACGCGTAAGGAAAGATTATGTCCGCTACCAAATTGCACGAACTAAAGCAAAAACGTAATACCATCGCCATCGACATGCGCGCTTTACATGACAAAATCGGTGATGGCTCATGGACTGATGAGCAGCGTACCGACTGGAAAAAAGCCCAGGGTGAGCTGCAGTCCATTGATGAAAAAATCGAGCGTGAAGAGTCATTGCGTTCTATTGATCAGTCCTTTGTTGATGAGCAAGAGAACGAGCAACGCCAGCAGCAAAAGAAAAAGGGACCGGAAGGTCAGGAGCAGGATAAACGAGCACAAGTATTTGACCGCTGGATGCGTCACGGCCAAGGGGAGTTGAGTGCTGAAGAGCGCCAGGCATTGCGTGAGCTACGCGCTCAGGGCACAGCACCTGACGAAAAGGGTGGCTATACCGTGCCGACGCAGTTCCTCAATAAAGTTGTGGAGTCGATGAAAGCCTACGGCGGTATCGCCGGTGTGGCCCAGATCCTCAATACCTCTAATGGTCAGGATATCGGATGGGCAACTGCGGACGGGACTGCGGAAGAGGGTGAACTGCTGGGCGAAAACAAAGCGGCTTCTGAAGAAGACACTGAATTTGGCGGTGCCACTTTGGGGGCTAAAAAGCTGTCGTCCAAAATCATCCGCGTATCAAACGAACTGCTGCAGGACAGCGGTATTGATATGGAAGCCTATCTGGCCAGTCGTATCGCTCAGCGCATCGGCCGCGGCGAAGCGCGTTATCTGGTCAAAGGCACTGGCGCAGGTTCACCGTTGCAACCTAAAGGGCTTGAGGCTTCAGTTACCGGCACGGTAAACGCCGCCACCGCGGACAAGTTCACCTGGAAAGAGATGAACGCGCTGAAACACAGTATCGACCCGGCGTACCGTAATGGCCCTAAATTCCGCTGGGCGTTCAACGATGCAACATTGAAGCTGGTGGAAGAGATGGAGGATGGCCAGGGGCGTCCGTTGTGGTTGCCGTCCATCATCGGCGGCGCTCCCGCAACTGTCCTGCAGGTGCCTTACGTTATCGATCAGGCTATTGCAGATGTTGGTGCTGGCAACAAATTCATCTTCTGCGGCGACTTCGATCGTTTCATCCTGCGCCGGGTTACTTATATGGTGCTGAAACGTTTGACCGAGCGTTATGTCGAATTTGACCAGACCGGTTTCCTGGCGTTCCACCGCTTTGACTGCGTTCTGGAAGATACGGCGGCGATCAAGGCGCTGGTCGGCAAGCCAGCCGCTGGCGGTTAATCAGAACCCAGAAAAACGTTTACCGCTTCGGCGGTTTTTTTATGCCCGCAATCCGGCGAAGGGTTGCGGGCATGGGGAGGTTTAATGCTTCTGACATTGGAAGAAATCAAGAAGCAATGCCGCATTGATAGCGATATGAACGACGAAGACGATTTCTTGAAGCTTCTGGGTGCGGCAGTGCAAAAAAGAACGGAAACCCGGCTCAATCGGACGCTGTATGGGAAAGATGTTCCGGAAACTGATCCTGATGGTCTGGTGATGCCGGACGATATCAAGATGGGGATGCTGATGTTGTGCTCTCATTTTTATGAGAACCGCTCGGCGGTCACTGATTTTGAACAAACTGAGGTGCCACTCAGTTATCACTGGTTGGTTGACCCTTATCGGTTTATCCCATTATGAAACGCCGCCTGATTGAAAGCAGTGGTACATACCGGATGCCGCAAGCCGGGGAGCTACGAGCGCGGGTGCATTTCCGCACGCGTAAAGATGCGCCGACGAGTGATTACGGCGTTGAGCCTGAATATAACGACCTGTTCACCACTTGGGCGAAGATAAACCAGGTAAGCGCGGCGACTTATCTTGAAGGTGCGCAAGCCGGTGAACTGGTCACGCATCGGATCATCATCCGTTTCCGCTCTTCTGGTGTGTCATCAAACGCTGAAATAACTCACAAGGGTGTGGCATATCGCATCCGGCGTGTCACTGACATGAATTCTGCCCGGCGTTTCCTGATGTTGGAATGTGAAGAGCTGGGAGAGGATACGCATGGCGAAATCACCCACTGGCAGTAAATCCATAATCCACGTCGATTTTGAGCAGCCGGAAGAGTTGGTGTTTAACCGCGCCAGACTCAGACGAGCATTTGTCAAAATCGGCCAGGTACACATGCGAGATGCGCGGCGACTGGTGGCAAAACGCCAACGATCGTCTGCAGGTGAAGCACCAGGCTTTCGCAGCGGAAAATTGTCCCGCTCCATAGGTTATGTCGTACCGCGAGCATCTAAACGCCGCCCCGGTTTTATGGTGAAAATCGCACCCAATCAGAAAAACGGGGAGGGCAATCGGCATATTAACGGCGCGTTTTACCCTGCATTTCTGTTCTACGGGGTACGTCGCGGAGCAAAGCGGAAGAAAGGACATCACCGAGGGGCATCTGGTGGCAGTGGATGGAAAGTTGCTCCACGGCAGAACTTCATGGTGCAAGCGCTGGAAAACCGCCGCGCCTGGACGCGATATTTCCTCAGTCGTGAGTTGCGAAAATCATTACGGCCACAGCGGAGAAAGAAATGAAACTGACAAAAGTGATCGGCGCACTTCGACGACGGGTAGCGCTCTTTGAAGGGCGTGTTGCTGGTGCTGCCGAATTCAAAAACCTGCCGGATGTTGGCAAGTTACCGATGCCAGCGGCATACGTTATCCCGAATGAAGACACGACCGGCGATCAGAAAACGCAAACAGACTACTGGCAAGATTTAACGGAAGGGTTTTCCGTGGTGGTGGTGCTGAGTAATTTGCGGGATGAGCGCGGTCAGGCTGCGGGGTATGACGCGGTTCATGATATCAGGGCAATGCTATGGCGGGCATTATTGGGGTGGAGTCCTGAAAGTGATGGCAACATCATTCAGTATGCAGGCGGTGAGATTATTGAAATGGATCGGGCACGGCTCTATTACCGTTTCGACTTCACGATCCCCTACGAAATTACCGAGGAAGACACGGCAATCCCCGAAGCCTATCAGGACATGGATGATTTCAAATCTGTTTCTCTGGATGTTGATTACATCGATCCAGGGAAAGGGCCAGATGGCCAGATAGAGCATCACACAGTAATTCACCTCACTGAGTAAAAACCATGCATGTAAAACCTGTAAAAGGGCGGTCTGTTCCAGACCCTGCTCGGGGCGACCTATTGCCCGAATCCGGTCGAAACGTGGAGGAAAGCCAGTATTGGCTGCGCCGCCTGACGGCTGGAGATATTGAAAAGGTTATCCAGAGCAAAGAGGTAACCAAATTGAAAACCCCGACTGATGAAGGCGGTGAAAATGGTCAGCTTTAACAGTACTCCCTCAGATGTTCTCGTTCCGCTGTTTTATGCCGAGATGGACAATAGCGCGGCGAATACGGCGCAAACCAACGGCCCGGCGCTGCTGTTTGGCCATGCGCTTACTGGCTCCAGTATCAAACCTAATACCTTGACCCCGATGTCAACGGGAGACCTTGCTGGGTCGCTGGCAGGCCGAGGTAGTCAGTTAGCCCGAATGGTCACTGCTTATCGGAAAGTCGATCCTTTCGGTGAACTATGGGTTATCGCTGTTCCTGAGTCAGCGGGTGCTGCGGCAAAGGGGACATTAACGATTACGGGGACTGCAACGGCGTCCGGCACGGTGGCTCTGTATATCGGTAATGTTTTGGTTCAGGCCGCAGTGAGCAGCGGGGACGATGCCACTGCTGTAGCTGCATCGATCACGGCAGCTATCACAGCGAATACGGCTTTGCCTGTTACTGCCGTGGCGACGGCGGGCGCTGTAGCAATCACGGCCAGACACAAAGGCTTATGCGGTAATGAAATCCCGCTGATGCTCAATTATCGCGGTGCGGCTGGTAGTGAATCATTACCTGCCGGGATCACTGGCGTTGTGGTCGGAATGGCTGGTGGCACCGGTGCTCCTGATTTGTCTGGCGCTATTGCTGGAATGGGCGATGAACTGGCTGATTATATTGGTCTTCCGTTCAATGACGCGGCATCGCTGGCGGCGCTCGCTTTGGAAATGAATGACTCATCGGGCCGCTGGAGCTATGCCCGTCAGCTTTATGGCCACGTGTACTCGGCTAAATTTGGTGACTTGAGTTCACTGGTGGAATTTGGTGGCACGATGAATAACCAGCACACCACCGTGACCGGTCACGAAACAACAAGCCAGACCACTGCTGATGAACTGACGGCGCTGCATACAGCCCGTAATGCCGTTTTCATCCGTGCCGACCCAGCCCGCCCGACACAAACCGGCGAACTCACCGGGGCATTACCACCGGTTACCGGGAAACGTTTTATCCTGCCTGAACAACAATCGTTGTTGAGTCACGGTATAGCGACGGCTTACACCGAAAGCGGTGTGTTGCGTGTTCAACGGGCAATCACGACTTACCAGAAAAATGCCTATGGGGTGAAGGACAACAGCTATCTGGATAGCGAGACACTTCACACCAGTGCCTATGTGTTACGCCGTCTTAAGTCGGTGATTACCTCGAAATATGGTCGGCATAAGCTGGCGAACGACGGAACCCGCTTTGGCCCCGGCCAGGCGATTGTAACTCCGGCTGTTATTCGTGGTGAGCTGTGTGCGACTTATAGCCAGATGGAGCGGGAAGGTATCGTTGAGAACTTTGCGCTGTTCAAGAAATACCTGATCGTCGAGCGTAATGCCAACGACCCAAACCGTCTGGATGTTCTGTTCCCACCTGATTATGTCAATCAACTGCGGGTGTTCGCGCTGCTTAACCAGTTCCGTCTGCAGTACAACGAGGAGGCCGCGTAATGGGCAGAATCGCAGGTACAACCTATTTCAAAATTGACGGTCAGCAGTTGTCTATCACTGGCGGCATTGAAGTACCGATGAACACCAAGGTACGTGATGACGTAGTTGGCCTGGATGGCTCTGTTGATTTCAAGGAGACGCACCGCGCTCCGTATACCAAAATCACCGCCAAAGTGCCGAAGAATTTCCCCATTAACAAAATCGTTGAATCAACCGCCATGACGGTCACGTCAGAGTTGGCGAACGGCATGGTGTATGTGCTGGCAAATGCCTGGCTGCATGGCGAGGCTAACCACAACCCGGAAGAGGGCACCGTTGATCTGGAATTCCACGGTGAAGAAGGATTCTACCAATGAAACAAATCCCACTGAGTAAACCGATCACTGCGCATGGCGAAACGCTGCATGTCATTGAACTGCAGGAGCCCACGTATGACCAGGTGGCGAAGTTTGGCATGCCGTTTTCGCTGACGGAATCGGGTGGCGTCAAGCTGGATTCGGCGTCAGCATTGGCGTATATCCCGGAGCTTGCCGGGATCCCGCTTTCCTCGGCCAAGCAGTTAGCCTTGTACGATATTTTTGTTATCTCGATGGCCATCATGGGTTTTTTTACGGGGTCGAAAACCCCGGAGAAC